AACTGGTCATGATTTAAGGGTTGCCCTCCGTACAGTCTTATTGTCGGGTGCGGGTTCTAACTGCATAGGGTCCAGCCATGAAACGGAGCTGCCGCACATTCTCCGCCATGCAAGAAGCGTCCAGCTGGCCGCATCAGAGGGGCTTATTTTAGCCGTGAGGCAGGGAACAAGCTCTCCTTCCGTAAAGGTACTGGTTTCACCCCATAGGGTTACTTTGTCGGTCCTATGCTTACGGACTCCGAAGGAGACGCCATTACTGTTGCTGGCGTTGTTGTTGTTGGCGTTGCCGTTGCTGTTGACATTACAGAAGTTGGTGCTGTTGCTCCCATTCGGGGACCGCTCCCACCAGTTGTTCGCAGACAGGGCAACTATAACAGAGCTTGACCCATATATCTTCAATCTCTATCTTGGAGGTCATCCTCGACAGGGAATTGAAGCTCTCCCGTTGGCAGAGAACGGTAACGCTCCGCTTCTGCTTTCTTTGTGGCCCGGATCAGGTCCTTCTCTTTCTTGATGAGGTCTGCAATGTCGGAAATAGCGTTATCGCACCATTGACGGCACTTTTCATCCAAAAGTAAAGCGTCATAGAGAAGAGCCAGTTTCGGAACCAAGTTCATCAGCGCATTGTTTCCAGCAGTCAGATGATCTCGCCGGAGCTGTGCCTCATGCTTATTCCGGGGATAGGTGTTATTGGCGGCTCTCACTTCGTTATGGACCTCGCTGGCAAGGTGCATGACTTCCGTAGTCAGGAAGAAGGTCAATCGCTTCGGAGAACGGATGCACAGATGCAGTACCTTGACCTCCAGCACTCTGGCCGTTTCCACGAACTCCATGGAACTTTGACCCCGCTTCGATTTCAATACGGACATTGCTCATACTCCTTTCTGCCCCTTACGGGGCAGGATTTTGAAGATACCTCAGATACAGAAGCCGAAGGAGACGCCACGACTGTTGCTGGCGGCGTTGCCGTAGGCGTTGCCGTTGCCGTAGACACTACAGAAGGCGGTGCTGTTGCTCCCATCCGGGGACCGCTCCCACCAGCCGTTCGCAGACCCATTGACTGTTTTGACCTTGGAGTTGCCAGCCTTATAATAGTCGTACTGCTGACCTTCACCAGTCTTGGAATAGGTAGTGCTACCAAAAATCTCAATTTCAGACAGCAGGAACAGCTTATCGCTGGTGGTCTCAATCGTACTGCTCTGACTACCCGCAGAAGATTTTTTGTTGACTGCCTTGATATAACTCCGCAAAGTGCTTTCAATCTGGTTCAACAGGGTCGCCATAGTCGAAGTTCGCATGGCACAGCTCTTCCAGCCTCCGGCATTGGTATTGCTGGAGTTCATCGTATAAGTGGTAGCAAGGCAATTTTGGAGCTGGAATGTGATACCCGCTGTGCCTCCAGCGGTCAGTTCATCATGATTAAAGCCGATAATAACTGCCGTGTAGCTTACGCCATTTACAGAAATGGCCTTGGTGTCTCCGATGCTGAAACAGGTATCAGCGATCCCTTCATTTGCCGCCGCATTGATGAGGTCCCAAGAGCAGCTGCCCAATGCCGGGAGCAGAGCAATCTTGAACTCCGCAATCGCATTGATATAAACCGAAGTGGATTTGCTGTTCCCGGAAACGGTATAGGTGCCGAACTCCGTAGGATAGAGGGTAGCCCACCCATCACTACCAGCTGTAGCGGAATAGCTCTTACTGCCCTTGGTTGCCGTGACAGTCTTGCCGGAACCAACCAACACTTTGAGAACCGCCGGAGTAGTGCTGTTATCCACATACTGCTTCGTAGCAGCCTGGAGGTTTGCCGTAGGGTCTCCTTTCAGGACCAGATTGCCGGTCATAGTTCCGCCGGACTTCGGAAGTGCCGCCGTAGCCAGCGTATTGGCGTTTTTGGCCAGGTTCTGGAGGGCTGTCAGGGCATCCTTAATGGTGGGATCATCCTGAGTCAGTCCCATCAGAGTTACCAGAGCATCCGGCAGGATGTTGGCCTTGTTCAAGGGAGTACCCTCTTCGGTCACACCATCGGCATTGATCCCTGCCAGATCGATGGGAAAGGTTCCAGCCCGGAGCATTTCCAAAGCGGCCTCCCAGCTGGTTCCTTCGGCCAGAGAGGTTTTCAGGAGCCGGGAGTTACCGGTTCCTTTTTTGATAAGGTCTTTCATGCTATATCCTCCTTAATTTTAACTGGAAAGCGTAAGAGAATATCGCTTACGCTTCTCCGCAACAGACTTCATCAGACTGGAACCAACCCTCCTGAATATTGACTACCATGGCCCCCAGATCATCCAAAATCTGCTCAATGGCGTTCATCTTGGCAATGGTCAGCCAGCGCATCGTGTCAGGGGTTGCTTCGGTAGCCAAAGGTAGCACCGCTTTCAAGGTATCCAGATTATTGAGATATGTCTGCATTTGAGTTGGGGTGGGAGTGTCCGAAACGGTCCAATCCGTTTTTCCTGTTACGCTGACAGTAAAGCCCAGACTGTTCAGTTCCGAACACAGATAATTGACAGCTTCACCAACCCTGTTCAGGTCCGTATAGTTGTAGCTGGCTTTCATGCCGCCTAACCATGCGGACTTTTCCGTTGCCGTTAGGGAGGTCAGCCCTCCCGCAAGGATTTTATTTCGGACTCTCTCCAACTCTGTTACGTCAGATTGGGTTCGGTCCGTGATAAGAGTATCGATCACACTCATAGGATAGCTTTCACCTTCAACTTTCCGCTCAGAGAGCCGTTATAGCTCAGTTCGTCTACAAGGACCAGCGCCTCCATTTCAGAGGTATAAGCGGTCTGGGTCTGGATTAGGTCTCCTACCTCCAGTTCAGGATTGCCTCTGTAACTGACATCATAGGTGCTTCGCAGGGCCAAATAGGAAATGACATGATCCCGGAGCGCCGCTCTCATGGTCTCATTGGAGATTAGCTGATTTTTCTCCGTATCGTCCTCGCCGTCCTGATTGACTTGGGTGGTCTGGACGTCACTTGCTTCACTCATGACCGTACCAGTAATGGTTATAGTCTTAGTTCCGCTACCAAGAACCAGGTCAACCGCTCTGGCATAATCCTGATGGCCTACCAACGTACCGCCGGATACGCTGATTTGCAGATTGCTGGCAGGGTTACTGAAATCTACATGGAGCTTTGTTTCCGTAGTAGTTCCCTGAAAAAGGGTCTGCGTATTGCCGCTGGCCGTATGAGAGAACATAGTTACGGAAATGTTCCGTAGCTCATCCGTCTTAGTCGTGACCTGGGTGTTTTCCTTGATAGAAGAGAAGTCCAACAGGAAATCGGTCTCCTGATAATACACTCGCTCAATGCGGGGTCTGCGATAGGGCAAAGTCTCTAAAAAGGTTAGATCAAACTGGTCACACTCGGTTACGGAGGTTTCTACAGTCAAAACTAATCCAGTTACGCTCACAGTTTTAGTGAGGACCACACTTCCGTTCTGGTAATATCTGATCCGTACCTGACGGGGCCACTCACCGCATCTGCTATCAAACTTGACATACATGACCGGGAGATCGTGTGGAACATCAAACTTCCTTGTTACAACGGGAGCAGTATCAAAGGCCCCGGCAGAGCCGGATAGGAGACTGGAGACAAAACCTTGCGGAGCATATTGCTCATCAGGAACCAGCGTCTGCTTTCCGTCACCCAGCCAGCGGTTCAACTCCAGCGTAGCGTAACTTTCGCCATAGTCGGTATTCTTATCCACATTGCTCCAATCGGTATATGTCTCATGACCATTGTCTTCCCAAGTTCCAGAGTAAATACCCCGGATGCTCACACCGAAAGGCCGGATATGGATGATGTTATCATCATCCGTATAAAGACGGCAGCAACAGGCATGAGCGATCAGCTGGAGACAGTTGGCATGAGTGCCTACCGGGATAGGGACGGAGCAGTACATGGTTTTGAGGGCCGGATCAATTTCCCAGGGGTTCTCACCTTGCTCTGTCAACGTCAACCCCGCATCCAGCAACACGTCTTCCGCCATAGCATAGAAGGTCTTATTGCCAAAGGTTCCCTTGTAGTAGGTGTTCGTGAGACTGCCGATCAGGCCCGTGCCGGAAAACGTAGCCTGATAGTTTTTAGCAGTAGGCTTTCCATTCAGAATGTAGTGGTCGGCCTTGAGCCATTCCGTAGTTCCGTCATCCAAATCATAACCGAACTGGATACTGATAGGAGATTTGGTGTCGATGTAGGCGTAGATGCCCTTGGGATTGTCCGGGTCATACTTCATCTCATAGTCGTGGATGGTAAAAGAGAAGGTCTCCTTCGGCAATCTCCGGCTCAGAGGGTCTACATCGTTTTTGGTCTTGACAGAAATGAGGTCATCATCCGTAAAGGTCATCTTGACACCATAGACCACATTTTCAATGCGGGGTCTCCAATAGGGCAAGGTCTCCAGAAAGACGATCTGGAGCTGGTCCACCTTGGCGGCAGAGGTTCCAACTTCAATAGTATTGCTCTGGATGTCAGTCACGTCTACGGTATCCACCACCTGACTTTCAAACCAGAACTTGACCTGAATGTGCCTGGGCCATACACCGGAACGGGAGTCAAAGGTGAGTGTTACACCGGGAAAGATATGCTCCAGAGAAAAGGCACGGGTCAGCACCGCAGAAGTGGACAGGACTCCATCAGCCCCTGCTTGGAGACTGGAGACAAATCCCTGTTCCGTATATTCGCCGGTAGCGGGAGCCAGGTCCATAGACCCGTCTCCCACCCAGCGGTTTAGTTCCAACGTTGCATAGGCAGCACCATACTCATAGGTGTAATCCAACGTTTCCTCTTCGGAATATGGCGTGGACCCATTGGAAGCCCAGTTGCCGTCAGAGGGAGCGGTAGTGTCCACATTGCCAAATACGATACGTACATGGCTCTGGTTCCGTAATACACTTTTCATGCTGGCCTTGTAGGCTTCGGATACCGATTTCATACCGCTTCACCTCCTTACGGCTGGCCCACATCAATAATGTTGACCTTACAGTTGATATAGTCAGTCGGCAATCCCGTATTGTCATCGATCAACCACGGCTCTGCCGTTCTGTTTCCAGGATACATCCGCAACATAATCCAGTCGTTGTTGACCATATCCGGGAATTGCACATCAACATAGAAATTGGAAAATGCCTTGAGTATCCTGGACCACTCTTCCGCTTTCAGGTGGGGCCAGAAGAGGTTATCGATCTTATACTGATCTCTGCCTATCTTCTGACCTACCACCGTACCAGCTGTATTTCTGGCAGAGTTCACCAACGTTGCCACCATTAAGGTGGGATGGCGTCCCGGCATAGGAAACGCCACTCCATTTACCTTGATAAAAGGTTTCATGTTTTCCCTCCCTTAATAGGCATTGGCAAAGCTGCCGGAATTGACTCTCACGCCACGGCTCTGCTCATAACGGTCATTGGCTCTGCCAATGTCATCGTCACCGATGATGACATCAGTTCGGTTATCCTCCATAGCCTGGACCAGCTGGGATGCAACCGTAAAGATAGCGCTGATGAGGTCTCCGTTACCTTCCTTTACACCGTTGGTGATACCGCTAACAATCTGATCGTTATTGGCTACCGCCGTTCTGTTGCCGATCTGGCCTACCATTTCAGCGCCGTCTTCTCTGGCAAGGAAGAACTGGCCCTGATCCGGGAACCCGCCAGAGGCATACTCTTCAATCTCCATTAGAGGCACACGCTCAATCGTAACACGGCTAATATGACTGAATGTGATACCCAGCAAACCAGACAGGGCGTTTACCTTGTCGATTAGGGCATTGAGACCATCAATACAAAAATTGATTGCATTTTCCAGCCCCTCCAGGATGCCATTCCACGCATTGATAAAGAAATTGGCAATACCCTTCCAGAAGTTCCTCCAGCCCTTGGAGAAGTTGGACTTGAAATCATCCCAGCCCTTGGAGAAATTGTCCTTCCAATCTCCCCACTTCTCAGTTACCCGGTCCCAGGTCTCAGCCCAATTCTTCTTGAAGGTCTCCTTGAACTCATCAAAGTCCTTCTTAAAATTGTCCTTCCAGGTAACAAAGCCGTTTTTGATTTCTGTCCACTTATTGCTCCAGTAGGCGGCGGTGTTATCACAGAAGTTTTGCCACTTGCTTTTGATCTCACCGGTCTCAGCGTCAATGAAGGAGGCGGTCTCACCCAGCTTCGTCATAGTAGTATCATAGATGGTCTGATACTGCTCATTGGCGTCAGCAATAGTCTGATCCTTGGTCGTAGTGGCAGCTTGCATGATGGAGTCATACTGCTCCTGGTTAATGGCTCCAACCTCAAGCATCCGCTGGGCCTCCAGCTCTATTGTAGCGTACTGAGTCTGAGCATTTTCAATGGTCTGCTCTTTGGTGTCCTTGGCGTTCTTGATGATCTCACTGGCCTGTTCCAGACTGATCCGGGTGGCATTATCCTTGAGCCGGTTCATGATAGTCTGGTACTCAACCTCAGTTTCAGACAGATGCTGAATACCAGTATCCTGCATCTGGGCCTGAATATTGGTGATTTCCGTCCACTCATCTTCCGTGATAGCACGGTTCTGGGCCTGGGCGGAGGCCATGATTTCATTGATACGGTTCTCCCCGGCCTGAACATTGGCAATAACCGTATCGTAATACTTGGAGTTGTCAGCCAGAAGCTGACTGTAGGCTTTCTCACCCAGAGCGGCACGAAGAGGCTCAAGCGTAGCCAGCGCCTGGTTCCTATCAGAGTCCAGTTCCGAACAGATGGTATCTACCACGGTCTTGACCTTGGCCTTGGCATCTGCAACCTGTTCCGGTTTGATGAACTCTCCGCTATACGCTACAGACTTGAGGGCAAGGCCCATGTCATTGCACTGGTCAATGAACGGCTCAACCTTATTCCGGGTAGTATCAGAAATGGTATCATCAAAGATTTCCACAGCGTCAACACAGTCACCAGACA